AAAATAGGATTACTTTCCAATCTAAGGTTTCAGAATCTGACGGTGCTGGTGGATATGTTCTAACGGATGTAGACTACTATACTTGTTGGGCTGAGATATTTAGGGAGAATCAAAACAAGACAAACATAGCTGGTAAGGATTCTATATCAGATAACATTGTTTTTAGGATAAGAGATGCCAATAGTATCTCTATTTCTAATGACCTTACTATTGCTTTTGAAGGTAATATATACTTGATTAGCAGTGTTATAGATGAATTTGACAGCCATAACTATTTAAGAATCACTTGTTCTACCTTAAAGAGAGTTGGTACTTGGGATAGTATTACTGCTTTCTGGGAGAATATTAGTACAACCTGGGAAACTACTTAATGTCATTTTCAATAGATAAAACGAGCAGCATAACTAACCTATCAAAAAGGTTAAAAGAGGCACCTAATGTTATTACTCAAAAGGTTCAAGCTATCATTAATCAAAGTGTGATTAATATAGAAAATAACGCAAGGGCTCGTGCTCCATACGGTGAAACTTACAAGTTAAAGGGTTCTATTTATAGCACTCCTTATAATATGAGTGCAGGAGCAAAGGTTGGGTCAACTGCGTATTACTCTCCATTTGTCGAGTTTGGTACTGGGCCATCTTTTCAAATACCATATTATAGAAACTTAAATATGAATAAACTTGAGGGGTACGCACAGACGTTTAAACGAAATAACGGAAATGTAGTAAATTTGCCCCATAGACCATTCTTATTCTTGTCGGCTTCAGAAGAACTATATAAAATGGTTAATCAAATTAAAAAAATTAAAATATAATGGCTACTCTTCAAGGTAAAGCGGTAAAAAATACATATAGACAAGTACTACAGATTGGTGCTAATAATGTTGGAGTAAGTGGTAGTTTACAGCCAGTACAAGATGGTGGTGGAGTAAATACTTCATTATCACTTTCAACTACTGCAGCTACAATTACTGGTACGTTAACTATAAATGGTGATTTAATCATTACTGGAGGTGGCATTCAGATACAAGATTTAATTGATGATACAGTAGCAAGTTTGATTCAGAATGGTACTGGAATCACTTGGGCTTATAACGATACTTTAAGAACTTTAACTCCGACTATCACTATTGCAACTGCAGATGGTGGTGTTCAAGGAGATTTCGTACAATATAATACTGGTGCTGGTGAAGCTAATGCTGTAGCTAAGATGTATTGGAATAATACTGATGGCACTGTTGACTTAGGTTTAATAGGTGGCAATGTAGTGTTACCAATAGGTCAAAAGCAAGTTGCAAGAGTACTTAATAACTCTGGTAGCATCTTAAACAAGTCTGCTTATCAAGTAGTTAAAGTTTCTACTGCTCAAGGTCAAAGATTAGCTGTTACATTAGCACAAGCTAATAACGATGCTAACTCAACTGATACTTTAGGTTTAGTAGCTGAAAACATAGCTAACAACCAAGATGGCTTTATTACTACAAGTGGTGTTATAAACGGAATCGACACAACTGGAGATTTACAATTAGAAGATTGGAACGATGGTGATGTTTTATACCTTTCTCCAACCACTCCAGGTGCAATTACTAAGGTTAAGCCAGTAGCTCCTCAGCATACTATTATTGTTGGTTTTGTAGTTTATGCTCACAAGACACAAGGTAAAATCTTTGTTAAGGTTGACAATGGATACGAATTAGATGAACTTCATAACGTAAGAATTACAAATGTTGCAAATGACAACATTTTACAATATAACTCTTCTTTAGCTGTATGGGAGAATGTAGCTGGTACTACGACTAACATTGCTGAAGGAACTAACTTATACTATACTCAAGGTAGATTTGATTCAGCTTTCGCTGCTAAGACCACAACGAACTTGGCAGAAGGAACGAATCTTTATTTTACAACTGCAAGAGGTGATGCAAACTTTGCAACTAATTTTGCAACTAAAGATACAGATGACTTACCAGAAGGTTCTACTAACCTTTACTACACTAATACAAGAACAAGAAATGCGTTAAGTGTAACTGCTGGAACTGGTATTGCTTACAATAACACTACTGGTAACTTTAATTTAGGTTCTATTCCTAACGCAAGTTTGACTAACAGCTCAGTTACTATCAATGGCCTTTCTTTGGCATTAGGAGCCTCAATAAGCCTTACAACAAGCAATATAGCTGAAGGTACCAATCTTTACTGGACAGACGCAAGATTCGACTCAAGATTCGGTACAAAGACTACTACTGATTTAGCAGAGGGTACAAACCTTTACTATACTCAAGCAAGATTTAATACTGCTTTTGATGCTAAGACTACAACAGACTTAGATGAAGGCACTAACTTATATTACACAGATGCTCGTTCAAGAGCAGCCTTCAGCGAAAACGCTGTTGGTTTAGACTATTCTTCTGGAAGTGGTATTCTTAGCTTAACTGCTGGTTATGCTATTCCTACAACGGTTAAATTAGGCCAATACGATACAGCTTATAATCGTTCTATCGTATCTGCTGCAGTAACTGGCACATCTACTAAGACTTTGTCTTTGACTCAACAAGATGCAAACGTAATTACAGCTACTTGGACTGACCAAGGTATCACAACAATTAACGGAACTGCAAATCAGATTGCTGCTTCTACTGTAGGTAACACTACAACTGTTGGATTCACAAATGATGTTACTTTCCCTAACAACGTAGTTGTAAGCGGTAACTTAACTATCAATGGTACTGCAACTTATGTAAATACTCAATCAATATCTTCTAAAGACCCATTGTTTGAGGTAGCTAACGATAACAATACTACAGATGCTGTAGATATTGGATATTATGGTAGATATTACGATTCAGCTCAAACTCGTGTTGAGTTTACTGGATTATTTAGAGATGCTTCTGACGCTGGTAAGTTTAAGTTCTTTACTGGTTTAGTAGACGAACCTACAAACGTAGTAGACACTACTGGAACTGGATATACTGTCGGTACATTGGTTGCTAACGTAGAAGGTAACTTAGCTGGTACAGCAAACGCTGCAAACGTACTTTCAACTGCAAGAACAATATCTGCAACTGGAGACGCTGCATGGTCAGTTAGCTTCGATGGTAGTGCAAACGCTACTGCTGCTTTAACATTAGCTAACACTGGTGTTACTGCAACAACTTATGGTACAACAACTGCGGTTCCTACAATCGCTGTAGATAGCAAGGGTAGAATCACAAGTGCTTCAAATACAAACATTGCTTTCCCAGTTACAACTGTAAATAGTTTATCTGGAAACGTAGTTTTAACAACATCAAACATTGCAGAAGGTAGCAATCAATACTTTACTTCAGCAAGAGCACAAGCATCTATTACTGGTGGTGCATCAAGCGTAGTAACTACAGACTTAACTGCTTCAAGAGCGTTAGTATCTGATGGTAGTGGTAAAATTGCAGCAAGTGCATCTACAACTGCTACTGAAATAGGATATGTTGCTGGTGTAACAAGTGCTATTCAAACTCAATTAAATACTAAGGCATTAGATTCTAATACAGTTCATATTTCTGGAACTGAAACAATTACTGGTGCTAAAACATTTAGTGCTGCATTAGCTGGTACAAGTGCTACATTTAGTGGTAATGTAACCTTATCAAGTGCAGGCGACAATTTAACATTAGCAAGAAGTGGATTTACATCTTTTGGAATTGGGATTGGTACTATTTCAGGAATAAATGGATTACATATTAACGCTGGTGCATCTACATATTTATCTATTAATCAATCAAGCGGTGCTGCTACATTCTCAAGTACTTTATTAGCAAATGGAGATATAACAGCACAAGGTGGGAATATATATGCTGGTTATGGAGGCCCTGCATCAAACAGAGGTCTTTATGTAGGCAACCCTGGTTTTCAAGCAAGTTTTTTATATAATAATAGTACTGGTAATTTAGATATTGCACCAAGAGCAGGATTTAATACAGTTTTTACAAATGGTAATGTTGGAATAGGTGTTACAAACCCAGTTACTGCAAAGTTAAATTTATTAGTTGCAAATTCTGGAACTAATCAAGGAGGAATTGATATCACAAATGGTGCAAATGCAAGTTTTAACGTATCATTAAGAACAGATATAACAGAAATAACTGCGGGTGGAACTGGAAACATGGCATTTTCAAATAATGTAGAACGAATGAGAATAAACTCAGCGGGTAACGTATTAATAGGAACTACAACTGGAGATGGTTATAAACTACAAATGGTAGGAAGTAGTCAAGCTGGTGCAACATTTGGTCAAACATATTCTACAGTAGCTGCTTATTCCCAATGGGTTAATAGTAGTGGTTCTTTTGTAATGGGATTAGATGGTGCTAATGGTTCTACTGAAAGATTAAGAATCACATCAATTGGTAATTTTTTAATAGGAACCCCAACAGATAATGGTGCTAGACTAAGGGTCAATGGTTCGATTGAAGTAGTACCAACAAATACTGCTAATAAAAATATAAGATTTGTTACTATTGCTGGTGATGGTGGTGCAAATACTCCTGCTGTTTATTGGGGATTAGCTGGTTATCAAGCTGGAGGATGCTTAGGTGCTTATGATAGAAACGGAAACTATGCCTCTCCAACTACTACGATACCAGGTAGTAATACATGGACTATTTATGGATTTGTTGGAGCTTAAACAAAACAATTAAAACCATTAATAAAAGCTAAATAATTTTACCTAAATTTGTAAAAATAACCAAATATGACAATAACCTTAAACGAAGAGCAAATTAAGCAATTAGACGGCTTTTTTCAAGAGTTACCGACAAAGTATGGTTTACCATTGATTCAGTTCTTTAGTAAGCTAAATGAGGCTCAAAATGGCCAACAAACGGATTCTAAAGAAGTAGAGGTAGAAGGATAATGAAAGACTGTGGATATGCTATACGAAAGGCTTATTTCGACAAGATAAATGCTAACGCCTACGAACTATCGGTATATGATACCATAGCTCCAGATGGTGCCGAGCCTCCGTTCTTGTTGATAAGTTCTCAGACGTCAGTAGAAAATAGCGACAAAACAAGCTATAACTTTGATGTAAGCATACAGTTTGACATAGTGTATAGGACATTTAAGTCTGGTGAAGTAGGTCAAAAAGCCGTAGACCAATGGGCTAATGACTTATTGGAAATCATAGGAGTAGCTCCTGCAGATTACCCAAATGCTTCTCCAGATTTTAACATAGTTACAAGGCAGATGGTTTCAAACCAGGCTACTTTTGACTATGTAGAAGAAACATATATTTTTAGAAGAGTTATAGTGGTAGACCACTTTGTAACTCAAACAACATAAATAACATAAAAAAACAAATAAAATGGCAACAACTGGTGTATTTAACGGAACCCTATTGGTAGTAAAGGTAGGTGGAGTAGCTGTAGCTCACTCTACATCTTGCTCTTTATCAGTATCAACAGACTTACCAGATTCTACTACAAAAGATAGTGGAGGGTGGGCTCAACAAATTCAAGGACTTCGTTCTTGGTCAGTATCAACAGACGGATTAGCGGTAATCGAATCTGCTGCTGCTGGTGTAAACGTAGAAGATTTATTTTCTTCTGTAAGTTCAAGAACTGATGTAACTTTGACTTTCTCTACTTTCGTAAGTGGTGACAAGATTTGGACTGGAACTGCAGCAGTTGAGTCTTTAGACTTTACTGGTGACATGGAATCTCCAGCTACTTTCTCTGCATCATTCACTGGAACTGGAGCATTAGTGATGACTACCAACGCATAAACTAAAAACCAAAATATATGAGAGGACAATTTAACCTATCACTTTCTGATGGTAAGGTAATACCGTTACGTTTCTGCACATGGTCTCTAAAGAGATTCTGTCAGTTACAAGGTATCGGCCCAACAGAGATAGGAACAGCTTTAAGTGGTGAAACTGCTTTAGATGCTATCGTTAATTTAATAAGGTCTGCTGCTGAATACCCTTTCTACAAGGAAGGAAGAACGCCAGATTTTAAAGAGATTGATGTATGCGATTGGATAGATGACATGGGTGGTATCGCTGGAGCACAGTTCCAAGAAATCATGGCTGCACTATCAGAAAGCATGAATAGCGGATTAGAGCAACCTGGTTCTACGTCAACAGAGGCTGGTGAAGAAAAAAAAAATTAGAATGGATTGACATAGAAAGATATACAATGGGGGAGTGTCAAATACTTCCCCATTTGTTTTGGGATATGACCATGGCTGAATTAGACTTTATATGGTATGGTTATAGGCATAAAGAGGAGCAAGAATGGGTGAGGTTAAGATGGCAAACTACAATACTTGTTAATATGGAACTACCTAAAGGCAAGAAGATTAAGGCTACTGAACTTTTAGAGTTAGATTGCGATAAGAGGAATAGAAAGAAGAATGTTAAGATAATGACTAACGAAGAGTTAGAAGAGGTACTAAAAAAATACGAAAATATTAAACCAGTATAATAATGGCGAATAACGAAGGTGTTGATATTATAATTAAAGCCACAGACCAATATAGTAAGACAATTACAAATATTAGGGCTGAAAATGAATTGTTCGGACAAGGTGTAAAAACCCTACAAAAAGAAATATCTACTCTACAAAAGTATATGGTTTCTTTGAAGGTTAATGGATTCGATACAGCAAGTAATGGCTTTAAAATATTAGAAGATAAACTAACAGCCTTAAACACCAAGCTACAAGAAACTAAAAATGCCGCTAAAGGAGCAGAAGGTGCTATTGGTGGAAGTAGCTCAAATTTAAAAAAATCAAGTCAAAGTTGGCAAAGCCTTTCATTAGTTGTTCAAGATTTACCTTATGGTTTTAGAGGTATTCAAAATAACCTACCAGCATTAGTAGGTAGTTTTGCCGCTGCTACTGGGCCTATTTATTTTGGTTTCTCGGCATTGATTGCTATTACTACAGCTTATGAAAAAGAGATAGTTCAATTAATATATGGTATTGACGCTGCAGCTATAGCAAATAAGAAGATGAATGAAGCTGTAGCACAAAACATTGGTCAAGCACAATCTCAGATTGCAACTGACCAGGCTTTATTAAATATTATTAATGATACTACTAAAAGTACAAAAGAGAGAACAAGAGCCTTAAATCAATTAAAAGAAAAATACAAAGGTAATCTTGAACTACAAGCCTTAGATATAACCGATGGTACGAAATTAGCAGGTGTTTACAATAAAATATCTGATGCTTTATTAAGAAAAGCAAGGGCAACAGCTTATGCTAATTTAATAGCTGAAGAAGAAGCAAAAGTATTTAAGTTACAAAATCAAGAGGGTGCAGATGTTGTAAAAAGTTTAGGTTTTGTTGGAACTACTCTTGCAATTGTTTCAGCTGGAACTTCTGGACTTGCTGCTTCTACAAATGTGGTAACGGCTGCTTTTGCTAACCAATCAAAAGAAATAGGTCAAGCTAATAAAAATATAGCTATTTATAAAAAGCAATTAAACGAGACTACTGATGCTCAAATTGCAAATAATGATGCTGGTGCATTAGATAATAGTGCTCCTGGAAATGGGCCTAAATCTGCAAAAGGGCCTAAATCTACATTTTCTAATAATCTTGAAAAGAAGGCACAAGAAGAATATAATTTTTATAAGGATAGCATATTTAGAGCAGAAGAGTATTTTGTTAAATTAAATAATTTACAAAAGTATAATGCCTTAGAAGAAGCTATTATAAAAGGTGCAAGTTCTGAAGAACTTATTACAATAGAAAAGACTTATGAGCAAAAATATTTAAACTTCTTAAAAGATTTAGAGAATAAAAAATTTGCGATAAGACAACAAAGCGAACAAAGGCAAAAACAATTAACAGATTCTGCTAATAAAGAAAAATTAGATGGACAACTTCTTTATACTAATAATTACATTAAAACATTAGATGCACAATTAAAAGCTGAATTAAGACTTCATAAGGGTAATGTAACTTTCCAACAAGAAGATATTAAGAATAAGATTAATCAGTTAAAATTTGCTCAAATATTTGCTGCTGGTAATGTTAAAGCTACAGAACAAATTAATGCAGCTTTACTGCAATTAAATGGTACATTAACTGGAGTTGGTACAAACTGGGCAAATACAGCAAATAAGATTTTATCTATAACTAATGACTTTTTAATAAACTCATTTACTTCACTTGGAGAATCTATAGGTAAGGCATTAGGAGGAGAAAAGGTTCAACCATTTGTGGCATTAGCTGAATTGTTAGCAAGTTCTTTAATAGATTTAGGTAAGGCGTTAATTAGCTTTGCAATATTAGAAGGATTAGCCTTGACAGCACTTAAAGACCCAACTAAATGGCCTTTAGCTTTAGCTGCTGGTATTGCGGCAGTTGCTGCTGGTTCTTTATTAAAGGCTAAATTAGGCAAGGATAAAACACAAAAGTTTGCTAATGGTGGTATTATATCTGGCCCTACTATGGGTCTTATGGGTGAATATCCTGGTGCAGCATCTAATCCAGAGGTTGTAGCTCCTTTAGATAAGTTACAATCATTAATTGGAGGTTCTGGAGGAACGCTTGAAACAAGGATAAGTGGTAATGACTTAGTAATTTTGATGAATAAAGCAAATAGAAACAATAACAACACATTCTAACAATGGCATTTATAAACCCAAAATATGAATTAATATTTACTGACGTATTTCAACCATCGATTGGTAATTTTGATGCTTATAGAATGCGAATATGGAAAGATGGATATAATGGAGCTACATACAATATGACTTGTAGTGAAACTCCAATTATGATTGAGACTTCGGAGTCTAATGGTAATTCATATAATCCAATTATAGCAACAAGAGCAACTGTAAATATTATTGAGTTTACTAATTTTAACATTAATGAGTTTCTTCAAGCTGATGACAATGACTTTATGTTAACATTAGAAAAAGGAACAAATACTGGTAGTTATACATGGACAACAACTATATGGAGAGGATTTTTTGTTCCAGTAGAATCTATACAATTTGGGGTAGTTGGTCTTAATAAATACGAATTAGTATTTATAGATGGATTGGCAAAAATGAAGGAGTCAAGATATTTTTATGATGGTTCTAATGGTGTTGGATTTAGCCCAAGAGAAACTGAATCTATAAAAGACTTAATAGTATCTTGCTTATCATACACAGACCAAACTATTAATGTATGGATAAATGAATATTATAAGACTTCAAGTGTTGCAAGTAGGAATATAGACAATATGTATTTGCGTAAAAACTATTTTCTTAAACAACCTGGAGAATATTATACATTCTATGAGATTTTAGAAGGTTTATGTAGAACTTTTGGATGGCAATGTTATTACTATGAAGATAAATGGATTATTCAAAGTTATGGTGCATTGACAAGAAATGCTACTATAACTTACTTTACTTATAATATTAATGGAGCATATTTATCTACGCAAACTCCATCTGCATTATCTACTATTACAGTAGATGCTACTAATGACTTTGTTCAAAGTAGTCAATCTTTACTTGTAAGTGTTAATAAAGCACAAAACTCATTATACAATAAAGCAATTATTGACAATAATAGGGGTCTACCTAATAATAGGTTTATATCATGGACTGGCGGTAATTTAGATGCTTTTGTAAATGCTGGTGTAACAGCAGTACAAAGTTTTGTACCATTAGGTGTAACAATTACCTCTTTTGACGCTTCACCTGGAGGTGGTTCTGATTATCTAAGAAATCAAAATCCTTTTGCTGTAAAAGCAGGTGATTATTTGAGTATTGAGTGGAAAGATGTATTTAATCCAGATACTTATGGTCAATACGCTGTTACAATATCTGATGGAAGTATAACTTATTATTTACAAGATAATGGTACATTTTTAACATCTCCAAACATATTACCAGATTGGAATAGTGTTTCTGCAACATGGCCAGACTATTCTATATGTCCTATTGATGGTGATATGTATTTAACAATTTATAATCCATATTTTAATGGTGCTGGTACTTCATTACAAACTGTAGAATATTTTATTATTCAACAATATTCTGTATCAAGTGATTCATTTAATTTTGATGGCATTAATTATGTAGCAAGTAAAGGATTTAAGTTTAATTCAGACAATACGGCTGACTTACAATTTGGATATTTTATTAATGTATATTTAAGGGATGCTATTGATTTTATAATAACTTATAATGATAAAGACCAAGTAGCTACAGATTATTTTATTGGTGCTTTTTTAAACTCTGACTTAATTAAGGTAAATGATGCTTTTGGAAGAGGAACAACTGGAAGTGATGAATTATTTAAGTTAGTTGGACAAGATATTGGTATTGATGAATTACAAACTCAATATACTATAGAAGGTCAATTTAAGAGTATAGGCTATTGGATTAATAGAAAATTTGCATATAATTTTGATGGAGCAAATACATATAGCTATTTATTAAAAGATTTTCAATGGGATGTTAAAAAAGCTATACAAAAAACAAAACTTGGCAAGATTAATTATAGTGGCACAAGTCTAACTTTAACTATTACAAATCAATTAAATTTAAAAAAGTAAAAAATGTCGATTACTCTTGGTAACAATATGGTTCTTTATCGTAATGCTGTATCTGCTGGTAATGCTTTTGGAGCATCTACAAACTGCACATTTACAGTTAATACATCTCAACTCGAAGTCACTACGGCTGCATCTGGTAATTTTATTCAAGTTTTACCAACAACTACTTCTTTTGAGATAACTGCTGATGGGTTTGTAACTATGTATGACATTGGTTATTATGAGCTACTATTAGCACAAAAAAATAGCACATTGTTAAATGTTAAGTTTCAGATTTTAAATCCAGGAGGAAATATTACTATAAACGCAGATGTATATATTACATCAATTAGCCTAACTGGCCCTGCTGAGGGTGCTGGTACATATTCAATCACATTACAAGGCACTGGGCCTTACGATTTCGTATAAAAATAAAAATATAATAAAATGGCACTTAACGGAACAAACGTAATTTTAGCTAAAAGTGGAACTGTATTTGCAGCTTCTACATCTTGCTCATTAGAGGTATCTTCAGACCAAATAGATATAACAAATAAATCTTCTGGATTTAGAAAGCAATATGCTTATGGATTTAAGTCTTTTAGCATTAGTTGTGAAGGTCTTATCACCTTAGAGAACTATGACTATTTTGATATGCTTACAGACCAAGAAAACAATACTCAGATTTCTGTGACTTTGACATTAGATAGCAGAGTATTTAGTGGTACTTGCAATATCGAATCTGTGTCAGTTGATGGCCCAGTAGAAGGGGTTGCTACTTATTCTGTAACATTACAAGGAACTGGAGATTATACTTTATCATAATATGAAACATCTTAGAGACTACTTACTTATTATTGGGTTCTTCTTTTTAGGCGTATTTGCCTATGAATCATGTCATAAAACTGATAAATTAGAGGATATTGACCTATCCAAGTACGAAAAAGTTAAAGAGGTACATGATACTGTGTACCAAAATACGTACAGAAATCGGTACATAAAAGGGGATTCTATCCCTTTTGTGATTATAGCTACAGATACGACTACTATTTACGATACAGTACGCATACTAAATGATTATAATGCAGTTGTAGCTTATACTGATACCATTAAGCAAGATTCTAATATCTTTGTGATTAATGATACCATCAGCCAAAATAGTATCAAATCGAGGTCTTTTGAGTCCAAGATTACCGAAAAAACCATCTATGTTAAGGAGTTTTATGC